TTCGTCCTGCGGTTCAGCGGGTTCCTGCGGAGCCTCGGGGGCGGGAGCGGTGGTCGCCACGTCCGTGGCGGTCATCGCGGCCTCAGCGGCTTCCGTGAGGGCTTGCTGAATGTCCATCGGTACGACTCCTTACGATTGGCGGGCCAGTATATCGGCTTGCCGTGCGGCAACCTCGGCTTCTGGCGCCCCGGCCAGCCCCTGCTGGAGCATCGGCGCGACGCCAATCGGTGGGTTGCCGGACGCCAGCGGTAGCTGTCCCGGCGGGAGAGAGGGCACACTAGCGGCGCTAGGGCCAGCCGGGGGGTTGCCCGCCATCGGCGGCATCCCACCCCCCTGCTTCTGCATGGCCTGATTGGCCAAAGCCGTCCACCGCTCCTGCGCGGTGGCAATCACCATCGGGTCGAGGTCGTCCTGTAGCAGAATCTCCCGCTCCAGCACGTCCTGATGAATCGCTTCGTTATCCTGCCACCGGAGGTCCGGAGCCGGCGTGCCCATCCGAATCGCATCCGCGACTCGCTTGGCGCGCGCCTCTTGGTCCTCGTCTGGCGTATTGATGTCCTTGGCCACCGCAAACATCTGGCGGCGACGGTATTCTTTTGCGTCGATGACGCCGGTCTGGAGCCAGTTGTCCAGCAGATAGAGCCGGAACGCCATCGGCATCGGCATCAGCGTGGCGGGCTCCACTCGAACATCACTCTGCCCATCAAAGTCCGTCGAGCTAATTGCGCGCGCAAGGTCCGGACGGCCCTTGCCGACCGCGCCCAGCGCACGCGGGACATCGTAGCCCCACGCCATTGCGGCCATCGACACCTTGGCCCAGTCCGTATAGGCATGCGCCAACGCCTGTACCGCAGGACTGAAGACTCGCTCCAACTGCTCGCGGCTAGCAATAATCGCGCGGCCAGATTCGCCCGTCGCTTGTCCACGGCTGACCGCGTTCCAACCCGACGCATCCTCGAAGGCCGTCTTCTCCAGCGCCAGCGCCTCCTTCACGTCATTGCCGACCGAGAAGCCCTGCACCGGCTGGATGGACTCGCCCATCGGCCCCGCCCCTCGAATCTCAATCATCGAGGTGACGCCGCCCATAAACGTCTCGTTGGCGATGGCGTTGGGACGGGTCAGGAACCGGCCGCCCGCATTGACCCGGATATTCTCAACCCACTTGGACAGCAGCGCATTGATGCGCATCTGGTGGTCAATCCACTGCTCCATCACGGGGCGCGGATAGTACGACGGGTCACTTGACCCATCACGAATCGACACCACAGGGATGGCATTCCAAAGCAATGGTGATGGCCCAAACACTACCTTATCACCAACGACGATAAGATGCAGTCCTTCGGGAAGCGCATCCGCATGGGGGGCGAGATACACCGTGAACCGCTCGGTCACATCCTCGTCGCGGAGCCGCTGGCCCTCGCCAATCGTGGTCTGCGTCAGCACCCACGCGCCGATGCCCTCAGACCCGGCATAGGCCGGCTGGTTGCCCGTCATCAGGGTCGTGTCCGCCGCATCCAGCCCCGTCACGCCGTAGCGGAACGCGGCCTCAGCGCGGCTGATAACCTCTCGAATTACGACCCAATGTGGCGCCTGCGTCGCCGTGGCGTTCGGGCTGACCCGGACCTGCTCGACGCGGAGCGTCTGGCAGCCGATATCGCCCAGCGGCTTTCGCTCGCCCGGACGCTCACCGAGACGTTCGTCCCATGGCCCACGGTCGGCATCCCAATAGAGGTGCCAAAAACTTACCCCATCGGTTTGCGCCCAAAACGCGGCTTCACGCGCAAATCGCGGCATCTGCAGCTGGTCGTACTGATATTCAAGCGACAGCTGCTGCGCCTGCGCCTTTCGCTTGTCGTCCGGGTCTTGTGTGGTCGGTGTTACCGAAAAGCCGGGGCGCTGGTCCACGAGAATCTGCAGGCGCTGGTCGAGGGCCTTATCCATCATGTTATACACGACGCGGGCGGCATCCCGGGGGCGCGCCGGCTCTCGCCACGGCCCAAGCCCGTTGGCCGAAATCCACTGCTGGCCCGCACGGAAGAGCCGGTTCCGCTCCACGAGGTGCAGGTGCATCTGCACCGATTCGCGCCGCGACTCCCACAAGCCCCGCGTCCAGCTCGCCCACGCCGCCATGTCCTCGGCTGTGCTCGGGTCGGCGCCGGGGTAGTCGGCCCCATACAGCGCCCGCTGCAGCGCCGAGAAATCCTCGGCCGGGGTCTGCCCCGTGTCGTCCGGCGGATTTGGCGCGACTTGGTCGTTGGGCGACTCTGGCGCATTGCTGAACCCTTCCATTGCCCGCGTTAAGGCGTCTTCAAGAAGGGCGTCTGTATAGGGAATGGTCATGGGTTTCAGTCGTTAGTCAATACGGCCAACACCAAAGGCGCTACGCACTTTATTCCAATCTTTCAACTCGTCATAGCGCTCGCGTATGGCACGCAGCACTTCTTCCTGCGCCCATCCTACCTGCTCTTGATTTGCCACCGCAATTAAATCCTCTGGCACATCAACGGGCGCCATCGGCGATGGAAGCGATGGCGGCATTGGCGCAAACTGCCGTGCCACATCCGCGACCGTGTAGACCGCGTAGACGACCACGGCCGCCCACAGCAGGTGCATCAGCATTACTGCGCGGCGTACCGAATGGTCACGACCGGCGAGCCGCTGCTGTACGTCGAGCACCGCGCCCGGAACGCACTGTACGCGCCCGTCGCCTTGGTGAACGCGCCAGCGGCCGTGGCCGTGGACGCATCCGTGCCCGAGTTGGACGGCGTCATGTTGAAGGCGACGTAGTTCGTGCCGTCCACCGACGCCTCGAACGTGATGGTCGCGCTAAAGGTGCCCGTCACCTGCACGGCCACAAAGCCGGGCGAGGGCAGGCCCGCCACCGAGGCGGCATCATCCTGCGCGGCCACGGTCACGCTGTTGGTCTTGAGGAGCGTCGCTGCCATTAGTTACAATCCCAAGCCCGGAGGCTTTTGTTGATGCGCGAGTTCGGGTCGTTGGCCGTCTCGGCGCTGGTAAGTTTTGCCTTCATGCCCTTCATCCTGCGGCAGAAGGCCGCGCGGCGCTTGGCCGCTGCGGGAGACCGCCTTGCTTCTGCTGCCTTCACCGGCCGCTTGATGTTCCGCCCTTCCGCACGCAGGCTGGCCCGGCCTTTCTCGTTCAGGCCCCCTTCAGGATTCTTTCCCTCCGCGCGCTGCCAAGCTGGCGATGCCACTACTTAGTCCTCGTCCTCAGACTCGGACTCGTCTTCCATCTCGGACTCCTCGTCCATCTCGGCTTCGTCGTCCATCTCGTCCTCGTCTTCGAGGAGCGCGAGTTCCGCCTTGAGCGAGGCAATCTTCTCCTGAAGCGCGGCGATGCGGTCGGCCTTGGACATCTGCTCCTCGCCGTCCATCGCCTCGGCCTTGTCTTCGGCCTTGTCCTCGCCCATCATCGGCTTGGGCTTCGGCGCGCCAATGGCGATCATCACCGCCATCCCGGGCTTGCCGCCCTTGCGCCGCATCATCGGCATCCGCTTGCCGCCGACCTTCTCGGCCACGGCCTCCATGAACCGCTTCTTGTTTGCCATACCGAATTCCGTTACCAGCCCTCAGCGGGCAGTTGAGAAGAGAAGTCGCCAATCAACGTCGTGGCGGGACGCTCCGGGTGGAGCATCGGGTCATTACCGAAAACCGCCGGCTTAACATACGGGTCTGGAGCAACTACTTGCACCCGGTCCCAGCCATATAACGCCAGTCCGAGCGCCATCACGCCGTCGTCATGATACCCACGAGGAGCTTCATAGCGCACCCCAGTCGCGGTGTAGTGAAACTCGAACGTTTCCAGCTCCGTGGAAAGCCATCCCTCGGGAATCTGGAGTTGATTGGCCTGAAATGCAGCAATAAGGCGCTGCATGAGGCGCAATTTGGATGATTGTGTAAAAACGTGGGGCGTTACGTCAAGCCCCATCCCCTGCAAATCCGCGACAATAGCATCGCCGACCCCAGTGGCGTCCACCACCGCAGGCACTTTTCCGACGATAGCCTGAATCTTGGACTTTGTTTCCGCCCATGGCGCCTGCCAGCGCTCCAGTGTCGCCACCCGCGCCCACGCATCCAGCCCGCAGACCACCGTGTAGTCCATCGAACGGGCCAAATCGACCCCAAAAACCACCGGGGTGGTCGGGGGGTCGTCCTTAACCGCCTTCCGGATGGCTTCCAACCCAAACGGATTGGCGCCGTCGTCGGTCGGGATGCCCTCGAACTCCTGCTGAAAGACCTCGGGCGGCAGCTCCGCTCGAGCCGCTTCGACTTCTTCCGCCGGGATATACGGGTTGTCGAGCGTACTGGCACGGAAACTCTGCCAATCCGGGTCCTCGGTACTCCAGCCCCGGTTGAACAAACTCACGAAGCCGTGTCGCCGCCCCTTGGGGGTCCCGAGGAAGAGCGCCCGCCCACCCAAATCAACCAACGTCGGGCGAATCGCGGCCTGCCAGACATCCAAGAGGTCCTTCGCAATCCCCGCCTCATCAATCACGGCAAGGGCATATTTGCGTCCACGGGCCGGGTCTTGGCTGTCCAACGTCCAGACCTCAATCACGCCCCCGGTCGCCAACTCCATTCGCTTGTCTTGCTCGTTTTGCCGGCTGACAATCGGCTGCAGCCGCTGCGCCAACTCCCGCCACGCTTCCAGCGCCAGCTTGTAGCTCGGGGCAAACCACCCCACCGGCTGTCCCTTCAACGCCGCGTCACACGCCAGCCGAATCCCCAGCGCCGATTTGCCGTATCGGCGACCACACATCACCACCCGAAACCGAGCGGGATGCTCCGCCACCCGGATTTGTCCCGGATGGAGCCGGTGCAGCTTAATGCTGACTTCCTGTGGCTTCGCGGCTGGCACTATTCCTCGCTGGACATAGCTACCGCTGCCGGGGGTGCTGCGTTGCCCCACCCGCGCGGCAGCAAACTACCACCCATCCGGGGCCTAGCCAGTTGGCTGCGAATCGCGCATGGTGCCCCGAGTGTATAATTTAGCGAGTCAAGCCCCGAAATGCAAGCGGCAATTTTGCGCCAAAGGTGTAGTAACTAGTAACTAGTAACTAGTAACTAGTATATATATAATACTAGTAACTAGTAACGTGTACTCGTAGCTAACCCCTCCCCTAACAACAACTACTTCCCCTCCCCTTTCCGTCACGCTCCTAAAATCCCATTGCGCTGAATCGCAGTCCTGCGCTACGACGAGAATATGCCCCTCCTTTGCGCGAGGTTGGCGTATAAACGCTGAAATGGGGCGCAGGGCTACCCTGATAGCCCCCACCCCACAACAGGCCCGCAGAATCGATTTTAGACCCTCTTGCACCCCATCACGCGATGTCGTCGGGGTCTGGCGCCGGTAATGCGTATATCGGCGCATTCGCTGCCGCCGTTAACACCGCCGTTACCGCCGCCTCCTTCAGCGCCTTGACGTTGCGTACCGGCACCTCGTCCTCGATGACCTTGACTTGTAACGTCTGCTGTCCTTGGTGCTCAACCGTCTGCTTTTCCCCGTACTCCCCCGGCGCTGACTTGGCTGCCGCCCACTTGAGCGTGTCAATCAGCACCCGGTCGGTCGCTGTCGTCTGGGTCGTACTCTCCCGCGCCACCCGAATCGCTTCCTCCGCGAACGCCGCCCCCAGCATCGGACGGACGCGCTGATACTCCGCGTACAACTCCGGGTCCCGCGCCAACCACGTCCGCAAACGTCCCGCCGGCACCTTCAACTCCCGCGCCGTATCCGCCACGGTCTTCCCGTTCGTCATCCCCTCCAACACCCGCTCCAACATCGCGCGCCGCTCATCCGGCGACGTTTCGTCCTTCCCGCGCCCCATATCGCCTCCGGTCAAGTCCAGCACGAAAGATAACGCTGACTTGTACCAGACGCCACCAGCGGCTGTGAGGGTGGAACCAGACGCGGTCGCGGGCGCGCGGGACATACCCCCCGGGGGTCCCCCCTCGCGCGCGATTCATCCACCCGC